CTGCCACATCTTGTTGATATAGGGCTCGGTCGCCGCAGCCAGACCTTGAGCGCCGGGGAAAGTGACCGCCTCGCCGCTGGCCGTGAAGCCCTCGACCGACTCAATCGGGCCGAGCGACAGGGCAACCGCGAACGACAGAAAGAGGCTGTCCTTCCCCCAGACGTTTGCATGAAGCTGGCGGCCACCGACACCAAACCGACCCATCACGCCAGAGATCGGGGCCGACGGGTCAGCCTTGAACGCTATCGGAGAACCGCCCCGGCCCACGCTCGGGGTCATCAGGGCGGTCGTCGCAGCGGACAGGGCCAGTTGGCTGACCGCACCCACCACGGTTCCGGCAGCGACCCAGCTCATGCCGGTGACGGATGCAAGATAGAACGAGGCCGAGGCAGAGATAGCGGCGGCGGTCGTTCCGACCCAAGTGACCGCCGTTCCTACTGCTGCCAGAACCATCGCCATTAGATGGACCTCCACGCGGTGTCGTATTCAACCGGCTGAAACACGGTGCAGACGCCGGCCGCTTCCCAGAAACCCAGCGCCCGGCCATTGCCGACCGCGACGGCCAGCGCCACGTCATCCGACCCGGCAGCCTTCAGGGCCATGATGTCGCCGGGCAGGCACATAGCCGGAGCAATGCGGGGCAAGCCCAAGGCGTCCACCGCCTCGGTAATGCTGGCGAAGCCCAAGTCCCTCAGAACCTTGGCCGCGCCGATCTCGGTCTTATACGGGCCGATCTTCAGCAGCGAGAACTTCACGCCGAGTTGCTTCAGGCAAAAGACCGTCATGCGGACGCAGTCATCTTTGCCCAAGTCCAGCGGCTTGCCCTGGAACCGGTCGATGGTGGCTTGTGCGGCCTGTTGTCGAAGGATCAGTGCGCTCATATGTGCTTCCACGTCTTGCGGTGGACTGTCTGACTGATAAGCGACTGTGCCACCCCGAACCGCCGCGCTAGGGCGCATTGGCCGAACTCTCTGCTGCCGTGGACGTATTCCGCCCGAATGGACAGAACGTCAGCCTTCGTAAGTTTGGACAGGCCGTGATTTTCGCCTTTGAGCGCGACGTGCCGGCCACGTTCGTCGCGGTCGCGGTTATTGTCGGCGACAGTGCCAAGTTCAAGATGGGAAGGATTGACACACAGCGGGGTGTCGCAGCGATGCCTGACGACAAGCCCGACAGCGGAGTTTTCGCCGTGCTCGGCCTCAAAAGCTTCCCGGTGCGCGCTTCGCACTTTCCCTCGCGCGCCGACCGAACCGTAGCCAGCGCCGTCCATTGCGGCCGACCATAGCCAGCAGCCAGACGGGGAGCCAAACTCTATCTTACCGCCGTGGCGCTCAAAGAAATTTTGGGTTAGTTTTTCGGTAGCCATGATGATCAGTCCTGTGATCGTTGCGGTTAGGGCTGAGGAGCGGCGCTTGAACGCCCCCTCAGCCCGAGAACATTAGCAGAACATAGCTCCACCTAAAAGCTCACCCCGAACCCGCCGTCAATCACGCCACCGCCGCCACCACCACCACCGAACCCGCCGCCGACCACGGGCGAACCGCCACGGACGACCGACCCGCCGTTCAGATCAGCGACCACGCCGGGCCGAGGCGCGTCATAGCCCCACGGCAAGTCACGCTGGACGGCGATAACGAACGAGGCCCCGAGCGCCCCGGTGTAGAGCGACTGAATGAAAGCGTTGTTTAGCCGGTGGCCTTCATTGATGGCGAATAGCCGCTCCCAGGCCGAGGCCACGTTGAAGCTGATGACCGTGCGGTTCGTGCTGACCTCAACGTCGGCGGTGTCCAGTTCCCCGACGAACAGCGCCTCGGGCGTTCCAAGCAGCAGGCCCGTTGTCGGGTCCACAGCCCCAAACCAGATTGAAACCGGCGAGCCTTGATTAGACGGGGTCGTCAATTGCGACAGGGCCGACAGGGACGCCGGGAGGAACGTAAGGCGCATTGCCGGGGCTTCGGTCCCGACCTGCTCCCCGATGGCCTCAAGGCTATCCAGCACCCCGAAGGTCGCGTCCTCGCCGGTATAGGTCTCGGCGTTAAAGGTCAGGGTTCCCGCGCCGTCCAGAACCCGAATGGTCCCGCCTGGCAGCACAATCTTGACAAGGTGAACAACAAGGGGAGCAGCCCCTCGAAGTGCCGTGTCTAATGTGGCTTCCAGGGCCATTGGCTATTGGGCCTCAGTGATGGTGAAGGATAGCCCAACATGGCGGGCCGTGTCCACAGTCCATGCGGTTTGGTCGCCCGACAAAAAGCCTTCGATCTTCGGGGTCGTGAAGTCGGCGGCCGAGTTGTTCGCGGGCGAGGCGCGGATCATCGGATTGATCGCCAGATCAGCCATCACGTCCGCGCTGGCCATCTGTTCGGTCGCGACCTGATAGAGATACAGGCGGCCGGAAACCGTGATGTTGAACCACTGGCCGACCGTTGCGACATAAGACGGCGAGAACCCGTCAAGGTCGATAAGCGACCCCAGCTGGCTGGCCCCGTTGACCAGCGGCGAGCCGGGAACGCCGGTCGAGAAACCGGGCTGCGGCACCGCCAGGATCACCGTGTCGGCTTCGGCCGAGGTCAGGGCCGCGACCCAGATCATCGCGTCAGAATAGGTCATCGGCGGCAAGTCAAAGTCGATTGACCACCGCGAACCGATGCGCCGCACCCGGCTGGTCGGCCCGTTGAAGGTCGGCTCCAGATCACGGCGGCGGCTAACCAGCCGGGCGGTGATGTTGCGAGGCCCGGGAGTGGCTGGCAGGGTAATGGCCATCAGACGAACCTCTGGCGGGAACGACGCTGGGCCGTGGCCATGTCCGACCGCGTGGCACCGTAGGCCGTCGCGGCAGCCTGGACCGCCATTGGTGCGGCGACACGCTCGACCTGAACGTCAAAATAGGGGGAGGGGTTGACGTGAACGACCATCCCGCCGCCCGCATCCTGCCCCGGTTTGCGAATATCCACCATCTCGCCCGGTGTAGCGCGAAATTGCATCAGTTGGCTATCAGCACCACCGGACCCGCCGACCTTGAACGAGCCGCCGGTTTTGAAGCCGGGAAGGCCGCCCGCGAAACTCTTTAGGACGGAACCAGCTGCATTAAGCCATCCGAACGCGCCGCCATTGCCGCCCTTCGGTCCCCGCAAAAGGTCCGTGAGCTGATTAGCTAGGCCGTCAAAAATAGCAGACCGCAAACGTGACGCGAGATATTGACCAAGGTTGCCGTCCGCCGCCGCCTCTAGACCATCCCGGATGCCGTTATAAGTGGATGCGCGGAGGTCTTCTTCATTCTGCGCCGCAAGCCTGATAGCCTCTTCTCGCGCGTTTGCAGCCGCCTCTTCGCGCTCCTCCATGATGCGCCGATCAGCAATCAAAAGAGGGTCGTTGGCGTCACGACGGGCACCGGCATCACGCATAGCGCGGTTAAAAGTATCTTGACTGATAGCCGCCGCACTTAGAAGCCGGTTGAGGCGTTCTACCTCGGTAGCGTATTGCTCCGCAGGAGTTCGGGTCTGCTCAAAGACTTGAGCCGCTTCCTGCGCCAGCTCTCTCGTGACGGCAGCCGCCTCGCGCTGGGCCTCTGTTAGTCCGCGCGTCGCACGACCGGCGCGAGTAGTGCTGTCCGCGAGGTCTTCCGTATTTCCTGCCAACTCCGGAACAACATCAGACCCGCCCTCAACGGACTTTAGCAGTTCGCCAATCTGCGCAACCGTCCCCGCAATAGAGGCTCTTGCTCGCGCTGTTCCCGCCGCCCATGCTTGGGCTGCGCCAGCGAAATCAAGATGGATTACCCGCTCCATGGTTTTAGCGAACGCGACGAAATTTAAGCCCGCCGCAAAGACGGCGCCTGAAATGCCGACAAAAACCCCGATCAAGCCGTTCATGATCAGGCCGATGCCTCGCCCGACCGTCTTTAATCCGTCGCCATTTACGCTTGCGACCGTGAACGACCTAGAAAGACTTGAAAGCGCCGGAAGCATCCCTGTGGTGATTTTCGTAACCACCCCATCTTTGGCCCGGTTAAGTTTGGTTAGTTCGTCCCCGAGGGCTTCGGCAGCTTTAGCCGTCTCAGTATCAAGAACCACGCCGAGACGTTGAG